AATGTGAGGATCGGTCGGTACCTGAAACATTTAGAAAAACCGCTATTTAAGGCAGTCGACGGAATGTTTGGAGAAACCACGATAATGAAGGGGTTGAATAGTGAGCAAGCTGCTGCAGTGTTGCGTGAGAAATGGGACAGTTTTGTCAATCCTGTTGCTGTTGGCTTGGATGCAAGTCGATTTGATCAACATGTGTCCTTTGAGGCTTTGCAATGGGAGCATGATGTGTATCTGAACTGTTTTCCAGCAAATAAACACAAACAACGTCTTGCTAGGTTGCTCAAGTGTCAGCTTGTTAATTTTTGTCGTGGTCGTGTTCCTGATGGAGAGGTGGTTTATTGTGTGCGAGGTACTCGTATGAGTGGAGACATGAACACTTCAATGGGCAATTGCTTGTTGATGTGTAGCATGATATATTGTTACCTGGAGCACATTGGTGTTGATGCTAAATTGGCCAATAATGGGGATGATTGTGTTCTCTTTCTTGATAAGGCTGATTTGCCCAAGTTAAATGGATTATACGATTGGTTTATGTCTGTGGGATTCAATATGGCAATTGAAGATCCTGTTGATGAATTCGAACAATTTGAATTCTGTCAGACAAAACCCGTATTTGATGGGACAACTTGGGTTATGTGTCGCAAACCGCTGGCCATTGCCAAAGACTCAGTACTCCTGCACCCATGGGATAAAAAATCAGACAAGTATTTTCGTGCCTGGCTTGATTCTGTGGGGGTGGGTGGTTTGAGGCTGGCTGGAAGAATCCCTATTTTTCAGGAATTCTATTCTTTGTATAAACGTTCCGGTAGCGCTAGTCGGAAATATAACATGGGTCAACATGTTGGCTTTAATATGACCGAGGCGTTGAGCGGTATGAAGCGCGATTATGGGGCTATCACACCTCAATGTCGTGCCTCGTTCTATTATGCGTTTGGGATAACTCCAGATGAGCAAGAATGTCTGGAAAAGTTCTACCGAGGAGGCAACCTCAGTAGAGGCCTGGGAGAGTGGAATCCCAGGTTTGTTATGGGGTCAGTGTATTAAATCTCCAAAACCAATTTGATGGGCTAATGTAAATGCCAAGAGACT